TGCGTATCCAGTTTTCATAGCTTTATCAAATAGTTTTTCTAATGTTTTACTCATTTTTCTTTCTCTCTTTCTTTTAATAGATAGGTAAGGGGAAGAATCCCCAAACCTTTACCATTCTTTAATGCTGATTGATTCACAATGGATAATAGTTTCACTTATCATAAAGTCCATAGGCATTTTAAGATGTTTCTTAATAAGTTCCACCATTTTATCGCTATTTTTTACTTTAATATCAATGATATATGCCCCAACTTTTAACCATACATTTTCATTTGTCACTTTCCATTCTGTATTGTGTATACATAGATATTCTTCATGTAGAGGATATTTTCCTTTTCTGTTAATAGTAAAGATTCCGTCAACTGTTACATTGGTATATTTTGTCTTAAATTGAATCATATATGATTCCTCCTTAAATTAAGCCTATAGGCTTTTACCTTTTGGTTTTATTATATAATGCTATATTATAGACAATTCCCCTTTTTCATAGCTTTATAAGGGCAATTTGTTAAATGGTATTCTCATACCAAAAGGCCAAGTCTGCTTTTTGCAATGAGATAACCAGGACTGGAAAAGTTTACCTTTGCACTAGAAAGGGCTTTTGACCAGTATATCAAGGCTATTCTGTTTGTAGCATGTTAGACGCTTATAACCCCCTAACCCTTGCAAGTTAGGCGCTAGGCTTGAACCTAGAAGGCTTATTCTTCAATTTTAATCCCTAAACCTTCAAAAATGAACTCAGGCTCAAACCATAGTAAATCATTTAAAATAGTTTCTTCAATTCCATTAGGATATAACTCTTCAATCATAGCTTCAAAAGCTGATAAGCAGTTATTTTTGATAATAGTTTCATATGTATCAGTAGCACCAGCCCAAGGTTGGAATTTGTTAGTAACAATTTTCATGGTATTTTTACCCCTTTTTGTTTTATCTACTATCATTATAGCAGATTAGTTTATATAAGTCAAGAGAAAAGTGAGATAATTTGCGATATTTTACTGATAAAATCAACGTTTATAAGCATTTTTCTGTATCTCTTTAACTCTTGATACTATTATAGCACTTTTGTTTTTATAATGCAATAGCTAAATCAAAAATTTTGCGTTAATTTGCGTTATTTATAAAAATTTTATTTGTTATATTTTTGTAGAATTTTAGTATAGTAAATTATGGAATTTAAAAGAGTGTAGAAAGTGGAATAAGTGCAAGAGAGACAAGGATAATTTGGTGTATATAAGAGAGTGTTATAGCTCAAACAAGATGAGCGTTTACACTTTATGGTTGGGTGTTTTGGTCGGGATATGTATGATTTTGGTGGTAAATTGCATAATTAAAGTTATGTAAACTATCTTATTTTACCCCTCAGCACTGGTATTTTGTCAAGTATAATTGACATTTATTTTTATGTAAATTGGCAAAGGTCGCTGAGTTTACGAAGCTTAAAAATTTAATATAATAATAGGGTTGATTAAAAATGGAACTGGGATGAGTGGGCTGGGTTCTCACTATTCACCAACAAAAGGGGTGATTAAAAAACGTGTTAGTAGGGTAAGGGTATTGTACCCCTATTCACCAATAAAAATTACCCTTCAAAAACATGTTACCTATATAAGCCTACCCCAATTAAAAAGTAAGCTCCTAACATGCCTACCCTAATTCCCTCATTCACCACTAGATGCTGAGTTTACGAAGCTATCCTAGAGCATAATAAAAAGACCGTAGGAACGTGAACTTGTTCACTACAGTCGTTTAAGGGTTATCTGTTGCTCTTTAAAGTATTCTAGTGTTACATTTCTCTTATGGCTTGGCTTTTTAGCATAGTATTCTACAGAGTTAAGAATAATCGTGTATAGCATGTCATAAGGGTCAAATCCTACCTCATTGGCTATTGTGGTTATGTAGTGTGTAAGCTTGGGTGATGTTGTATAGAACATGCTCATATAGGACTTATAATTAAGACCCATAGACTCTAGCTTATGTGATACCAGTACACCATACTTCTTGAGTGCCATTGTGGTTCTCTGTTGAAGGTTATTTATGTACTGTGGAGCTTTTCCACTTTCTTGTGTAAGGTATTCTGAGAGCATAGAAGCATAGGAGTCATAGACTAAGGAATAGCTACCTCTGTGCTCGTATATGTAATCACCTATCATTACTCCACTAGGAATAGTTTTTCCTGTGAGTATAGGGATAAGCTTTGTGTACCTACTCTCTTTAGACAACCATTCATAGAACTCTTGTGGTAGTGAGCTAGGTAAGAGTAATAAGGGTTCTTGTGTGTTGTTATAGAGATTATACACAGTAGAGTAAAACCAATTAGCAAAGTCTTGGTCTTTCAGCACAGGGAGTAAGTAGTCCACAATGAGCCTTGATTTCTTGTGTGGGGAATAGAATGAGTTTGAGAGTTCACAAAGCTCTTCTGTGGAAATGTTTAGCTCTTCACACAGCCCTTTAGCTCCTCCAAATAGCTTGCTTACTGTGTACATTGGTCTTTCACGATAGGTAAGTTGATGCACAGAGACCTTGTAGCGAGTTTTAATGAATTTTTTAACTTGAGTTTTTAAGTCTTGGTCTACTAGCGCTTTATCTTCAAATTGGATAGCGAGTGTGTATTCTTCCTTGGTGGCAAAGGTAGTTCCACGTTCTTTTTTATCACTGTCAAAGTGCCAAATAATTTTTGTGTTCATGATTAAGTCCTCACAGAATAGTATAGCACACAGCCGATTAAAAATCAAGAGGTAAATGTCAATTATTCTATTTATTCTTTTGTGCGGTATGTAGAATATGTAACTAATTGGTGGTTATAGAATATTACTTAATTATATATTATATATAATACTAGTCTATAATATATATAAGCTACCGCAAATTATTCTACAGCTTTATTATAGGATATGTACTCTTTTGATGGTAATAGAATATAGCTTTATAATATATAATATATATACTAGAATATATAGTATATGTGAGGTATCTCATTTTATTCTACACAGATAAAGTAGGACTATGTAATGTTTTGATGGTTATAGAATTAAGCTTTAAAATATATTATATATAATACTAATACTTAGAATTATAGTATAAGGGTTATATAAGCAATAAAAAGATACATATTCGTGTGACTTGTAACACCAAGCAAAATGTCCGCAAACAAGTTGCAAACATTTTTTGGGTACAATATAAATTTTTCACAGACGAGTGTTGACATAAATGTCTTTGTGTGTTATAATTTATACATGGTTAAGATTTTATCTCTTGACCTTTCGACAAAGAGTTCTGGCTACTGTGTGATTAGTAATGGTTCTGTGATTGATTATGGTACTATAGCTTCACAGGATAAAGACTTTACGGTGAGAGGTCAATACATGGCAGAATTTGTGAGATTGCTCTGTGAGAAGTATGGAAAGTTCGACAAAGTAGTGATTGAAGAGCTTAAAGTCATCTCAAATCAGAAAACACTTGTGATGTTAGCGATTGTGCAAGGAATGGTTCTTAGAGAGCTTAATAATTCTCTTGTGGAATTTGTATCACCTACTGTGTGGAGAAAGCAATTCTCACTAAATGGCAAACGAGAGGAAGCCAAACGAAAGGCTATAGCTCTGTGTACAAGCCTAGGATATAAAGTCAAGAATGATGATGAAGCAGAAGCAATTCTCATTGGACTTTTCACACTTGACAAGTTTGTTTCTGTGTGATATACTAGGTAACGAGATTATAGTTCCCTCCCACCATAGGCGAGAATGGTGTGGAATATTTCACTTGGCGAAAATCGTCAAGCCTCCTTTCAAGTTTTTCCTACAGAGTTATCCTTTCCTCTGTGGGTTTTGTCCTCATAGCCAAGTCTGGTAAGGCTCTAGGTTGCAACCCTAGGAGCGTTGGTTCAAATCCGACTGGGGACTTTTGGTTGATAGGTATCACTCTTGTGAATACTAAATGGTGGTTATTCCCACCATAAGCACCCTTGGTGTAACTGGATAACACATAGGATTTCTACTCCTATACTCCGAGTTCAAGTCTTGGAGGGTGTATTAAATTTTTAGAAAGGTAAAGATAATGGCTAGTAAATCAAAATTATACTCTGAGACTATGAGAGAGTTAAGCTTGCTTGATGAAAAGTCACTAGAGCTTTACCAAATGCGTTGGGGTCTAATTGACGTAGATGAAACATTACTCAGCGAAGTTGGCTTTGAGGTCTATTCCCAAATTCCTCCTTGCACTCCAGTAGCTAGAAATGCAATGTTACAGATTATGGCTTCCTTCGAGGATAGCTATGAGCGTAAAGAGTGGGCTGACCGTATTGAAGGTAAAGCTACACAAACTACAGTCAATGTGAACCATGATACTAAAGATGGTGTTGATGAGCTTAAAAACTACACCAAAGCCAAACTTGACGAGTTGTTTGGAGATATGTAATGGCATCACACAGTCCTAGAGAAGACCTCTTCCAAAAGCATTATGATGAGATAGTATCCTTACTTGAAGCCTTTGTGAACTCCGTTGTAGTGAGTGGAGATTACCTAAGTGCTGAATCTTCCCTAATTGGATACTTGATTGACATGTATTCCTCTGTGTTCTTAGACGAGATTGATTATATCCTTGATGCGCTTGGTGTGGATTTAGCACCAGAGGAGTTAATTGAGATTAGAAACGGTGTGAATACTTCTGCTTTTGCAAGAAGCAACTATGGCAGACTGAAAGAAATCTTAGATGCTCATGCTAGTGACCTTAGAGCCAAACTGATTGATTCTATTGACACAATTTCCTTTGATGACATTGTGAAAGAGTTCAGTAGTAACCTTGAGCGTTTGGCTTTAAGTGAAGTACAAATGGGTATTGAGAAGGCTTCTGTGGAAAGTGCCAAGTTATTTGAGCTTGTTACAGAGAACTCCATTCTCAAGACATGGAACTGTATTGGTGATGCTAATACTTGTCCTACATGCTTGGCAATGAATGGATTGACTATACCTGTGACAGAAAGTTTCTCAGCAGTAGCTCCTTCTGTGGGTATTGTTGAGCAATTAAGCTATACTGGAGGAGATATAGTCTATGCACACCCAAGATGCAGATGTTGGGTCACTTATTCAAAAGCGTAAGGTACTCTCAAATCGTGAGAAGCTATCTATCCTTCTTGACCAAGTAACCCCACAAGACCAACTTAGAGATGCTGTGAAGGGTAAAATCCCTAAGCACTTTAAGCGTAACACCATTCGAGAAAGACATGGCTTTGAGAAAGAGCTTGAATATTACAAGTTAGGGTTTACAACAGCCCTTTCTGAGTTTAATTTAGAGCTTTGGTGGTCTCAAGCAGTCCAATTCGGTGCTTTCCTAAGTGGTGACTACAAGACTGGTTACTGTGTAGCAACTCCTCGTTATGGTAAGTCATTCTTGTGTGGAATAATGTCTAACCACTTTGCCTATGAAGGTGAAAACTGTTATGCTGTAGGCTCAACACAAGAATACTCTGGTATCATTATCCAACACGCAAGAGAAATCTTGGTAAATGCTCACCCTGATGTTAAGGCTATGCTCTCTTTTGATGAGAAAGATGTAACAGCAGTAGATAAGCGACTTAAACGTGGTCTATCCTCATTCTCTAGTGAGGGTTTCACCTTCCGTAATGGAGGTAAATTGGAGGGTCTTAGTGCTGGTTCTAACTTCACTGACCCATCTAAAATCCACGTCATTGGTCGTGGTGGTAATATGTTTGGAGATGAAGCATCAGATATTTCACCTATAGCCCTTGGTCACATGGGTCGTAGGGAATTTGAATCTGATGATGGACGTAAGCTCATTATGTATCTAATCTCTAACCCTCGTTCGCTTAACAACTTCTATGACTTCATGACTAATGAGGACTTAGCTGATGATGAGTTTGTAATGTGGCTTGACGTTGTGACAGCCGTTGAAGAGGGTAGTATTCAATACACCAAAGAAGAGCTTATGCGTTCACAGTTCACCATTACAGAGGATTCTATTCGTGAAAACCTTCTGTGTGAGTTTCCTACAGAGCGTTCAGCGTTCTTTGATTCCTCACCTAATGTGCTAGATTCCTTTGACCCTAAATCAGAGGAATATGACTACTTCATTGGTGTGGATAGTGCCTATAAAGGTGCTGACAGTATTCAAGTTACTGTTACTGTGGTAGATAAGCGTAATCACTTCACTGTGCTAGATACGAAAGATATTAAGCCTGCTGAGTGGATAGATGGTATTACTGCCATAGAAATTGTTGACAAGATTGTGACTCTAGCTAACAGACTCAATGCCAAAGCTATTGGTATAGATGCTGGTGGAGGAGCACATATTGTACAACCATTGAAAATGAGAAGACTAGGTGGAAAGCTAAAGTGCCCTGTGTATGACATTAACTTTGGTGGAAAACCTACAGAAATTAAAGTATTGGCAAAAGACCCTAGTGCTGAATATGCCTATAACAGAAGAGCAGAGATGCACCTAATGTTAAGAGGTATGATGGAAGCACAGAGGGTATCCTTTGTTAAATCTGTGTGGGATAGTATTAGTCGTCAAATGTCCTTTGTGTCTGAGATTCAGAAACCAGAGGATAGGCTAGTTAAAATACGTCCTAAATCAGAAATTAAGAAATTGTTAAAACACTCTCCTGATGAATTGGATAGTGTGTTGCTATCATTACATGTAGCTGAGTTATTCTACCTTGGAGGTTCTTAATGAGCTGTGGAAAGTGCAAAAAAGATGACTGTGGTGGCTCTTGTGTAATGGATAGATACTTCAATGCTGAGTATAAAGATAGACTGATTTTTCAGAGTTCAGGTTTTAGAGGAGCACCAGTAGGTGAGAATCTAGAGGACATTGAAAGGTTAGCTCTTGACCTTCCTGATGTTGATTATATCCTAGATAATATTGTGAACTACATGTTTACAAACTATCTAACCACAGAAGACTTCACTAAGGACGAAACACTCAGAAAGTATCTCTATGCACATAACTATAATGGTCAGAGAAACTATGATGTATTAAAACAAGTAGCCAAAGGTTATCGTAAGTATGGTTATTATGGAATATTAAACACTGGTGAGGGTCTTGTGGGAGTTCACCCTAAAGATATTCTTGCTTGTGTGATTGATTACCCTAAGATGCCTGTGCTTAGACAGACCCTTACCTACTTGATTAAAAACAATAATATCTTTGTGACACCTTATGACCGTAAGACAGGGAATCCTAGAGTAGCTAGTGATTATTCTGAGGACGACATTAAGGAAATCCTCAAAGACCCTGAACGGTTCAAGAATGAGGTAATGGTTGTTACAGAAGACCAATTCGCTTGTGTGAGGTTAGATACTTCCCAAGTATTCTGTATGTCTCCATTGCTTAAAGACCGTAAGCGTGTTGAACTTATCCTCAATATCTTGAATCGTATGAACTATGATATTTCTAGGAATGGTATTGGTACGATTGCTTTGCAAGCCAAGGATACCCTAGAAGAGCAGATTGAGGAAAGTGTAGAGCAAGGAACAGCGTTTGGAAGTGGTGAACTACTTGATATGGGTAGACAAGCCAAAGAAGAGCGTAACCAAAAGATTGTGGAAGATATGAATGCTTTTGCAGAAAAACTCTCTGAGACAGAGTTCAATGATGCTATTGTGTATTCAGGAAACTTCCAAAATCTTGAGCAACTTGAGCGTGATACCAAAGCTACAGATTTCTTGGACTACCTATCGCAGTATGTTCCAGCTATTATCTGTCAAATGTTTGGAGTTCCAGCACGTCTCTTTGACCTTAACAAAACTGTGTCTAACATTGGTACTTATAGTATCATTGACAACTCTATGAAGAACACCATTATTCCAATGCGTGACCATTTCATGGGACAGATTGTTAAGTTGCTCCAAAACGCTACAGGGCTTACAGAGCATATTAAGTTTGATAGTTATGAGTTTACAACCAACTATAACTACAATAACGACATTTATATTCTTGACGTTTATGATAGACTGAAAGGTATTGATGAGAATATGGCAGAAGCCTATTTGAAGAAAAATTTGATTGTGTAGGTAAGAAATGACAAGTAAGATTATGAGTATTGAGGAGCTATCAAAACTCCAAGGTAACTTCCAAGATGCAGTCCAAAGTGATGCTCCTGTGGCTATTCAAACAGCTACAAACTCTGTAGTAAATGGTGATAGCACAAAGATTGGAAGTATTACTCCGAAAGACTATACTGTGACTTTATGGTTGCCTATTGTTGGTCAAGCTCCTGCTGGAGCTGAGATTGTACAAGATGGTAAAGCCTATGTACAAGAGGTCACTGCTAAAGAAAAGTATATTACACCTCGTATTGCTCGTAAGGTTCGTAACTATGCTTCAATCATCTCTATTGCCTTCACAGACTTTAGAGAAGATGGCTCTACAGAAATCTACACACCAGATGATTTATTCAAAATCTATGAGGTGTTTGATGATAACGTGATTGATGCTTGTGAGAAATTGATAGGAGAGGTTCTAGGGATTCCTGAACACCTTACAGCCTATATCACAGACGTATCACTTATTGAGAACTGTGGAAAAATCCTAAGAGAGAACCCTTCGTTTTTTCAAGTTGATTAGTTACCTAGTCCGTTATAACTGGGCATTTACTCAAGGGGCAATTAAGCCCCTAGATGAGTATAAAGGTCTAGCTTATGAGGATATGGTAGTAGTTGAGCTTGATGATGTAGAAGAAATGGCTCTCACTCTGTGTAAAGAATACAATATGGACTATGGCTATGTTCTTGATAGAATGTACTACCCTGATGTCACTGTGATTTATGCTAAGTTGGCTAATGAGAAAGCCTTTACAAGCTATAATGATTACTTAAACTTAGATGAGCAAAGTCAAGGTAAGTTTGTGACAGACTATGGTAAGCCTAAGCCTTATGTATATCAAATCCTATCTGTGGATAAGCAGAGAGCAAATATTGAAGATAAAAAAGACGGACTTAGAAACATGTACCGTCATGGAGGAAAACTAGATGACTAACCTTATTTCAGACGTACTTGGTTTCTTAGATGAGAAACGTAGCAAGATTACTCCTGAATATGTACGTTCTGGTAAACCTGTATATACTCTTCGTAAGTATGCAGAGATTACAGACCTTGATGCAGAAGTGCTAATCAACGGTGGAGAGATGAACGTTACGCAAAAGATTCCTACAATCGGTGCTAACGGTAATATGCTTCGTACACCTCGTACTTCTTACGCTGTGAACGTAGACGTAGCCTTTGATAATCGTGTGAAAGTAGCTATAGAAACACTAGAAGATGGCTCTACTGAGAAAGTATACACCTTTGTGGTTGACCAACGTGCCTTGATGGAACAATCATCAGGACATATCTATGCTAACTATGTTATTGGTTATGTAGTAGGTAATGGAGCACCAACTGGTAAGAAACCTAAACCAGAGGTTCGTGGAGTTATCCATATCAAGGAAGATGAGTTCATTAACGACTTTGATACTACCTTTGATACACAAGCAATGGAAGATATTATGGACATTATCAACAAGTATAAACTTGAGCATGGTACTGCAAAAGTAATTTCTAACATTGAGTTCTAACTAAAAGTCATGAGAGTTGTCAAACTCTCTTTTTTTGTTATACTATTATTAGAACATTCATGGAAAGGAGCATATACATGGCTACGATTAAAGTTCCAATTATGCACTTAAAGCTAGAAGTTGCTGGTGAAACTAAAGAGTTCAAATCACCATTGGCAGAAACAATTCTAGCACAAGTACGCAAAGTTGTAGTTGGTCAAGAGCAAGTTCAGTATTATGATGTAGAAGCTAACAAGTTCAAATCATTTACTTACTGCTGTGGGGATAAATACTCATTCGACTACACTGTGGAAGAAGTTAAGCTCAAAGATACTGAGTTTGATTGCTATGGTTTCCCTATCACATACGCTGGAGATAAATAATGGAAGTTAAAACAGTAAGCCAAACTTACGAGGAATACCTCCGTGAAGTCCGTGCAAAGCAATTTGGACGTGAATCTGATGTCATCTCTAAGATTACAGAAGGCACATTAGTTAAGGTGGTAGATAATGAGTAAGTTTAGGGTTGCTCGCTTTCTCCAACGTGATTTAGTAGTTCGTGTAAACTTCTTAAACGAACGTGGTATTATTCAAAATCAACGCAAGTTCTTTGAGTTCTACCCAGACAACAATCAAGAGAGCAATGGTTGGTATACAACTACTGACCAAGTTCTCCTTGAGAGTATTAAGGAAGCTACAGAACAACTACCTTTCACACCAGAAACAGAAGCAGGTTTGAAGAAAGATGGAGTTCCATACGAGTATTCATACTGTGCATCTTGTGGTGGCAAGAAAGTGAGAAAATTAAAGTACAATTTGTTTGAGGTTATTGACTAATGCCAGTTAAAACACAGATAGCAGAGAGAATTATGAATGAAATCAATAGTTATATTGAGAAGAAAGATAATCTTGATGCAATGATGAACCTCTCAGCTCACAAGCAAGAGGTAGAACGTCTGTCTGTGGATAAGGTTGATAATTCAGAAGGGTACATGACACTACTATCAGAGGGTTCTGTGCTCTATACAGACGACACTATTCGTTTGTATTTGTGTAAAGGTACACTCAAGAAATGGTATGACAGTATTGATGGTACTTTTGAAGGATATGTCTCTACAGGTCATAGAGATTTAAACTCTTACCCTGTTAGAGAAGGTTATTTTAAGAAATCAGACCTTAAATTGGTACAAGATGAGAATGGTCGCTATGACCTATTGGTAAAACCCCATGTAAATCTAGAATTGAGCAACATGAAAGACCTTATCTTACAAGATGAGCCTTTTGCCATTTCATCAGAGTTTCTGTGGTATGCTAAAGAAATACAAGACAGTGACATTGAAGAATATGCCAAGCTAGTTGTTTATAACATTGAGCATGGTGGGGATATTGACGTACCAATCACAGACGAAATTGAAATTACAGGGTTCTCCTTTGTGGGGAATCCAGGAAATGCAAAGAGTGGTGGATATGAGCCATCACTACTAGTAAGAAATGAGGAAGAACACTTGAATAAGAAAGAAATTCTAGACAAAGTGCTTGCTCACCTTTCAGCAGAAGTAGCTCCAGAAGAAGCAGTTACAGAAGAAGTAGTTGCTACAGAGGAAGTTGTAGAAGTTGAAGAACCAGTAGTAGAAGAAGTTAAAGAAGAAACTGCTGTGGAAGGTGATACATTAGCACAAGCTATCGCATCTATTGAAGCGTTGAAAGCAGAAGTTGAAGAACTTAAAGCAGAAAATGCTGAATTGAAAGCTACTGTGGCTGAAAAAGAAGCTAATGAGACTGCTGTAGATGCACAACTTGCTAAATTGGCTACATTGTTAGATAAAGCTAACCCTGTGGTAGAAAAAGCAGAAATCAAAGAAGAACAACCTGTGAACCGTTTTGGACGTGTTCGCTTTGGAGGACAATAAAGTGAGTACAACTAATTTTGATATTTTGTTGGGTGAAGCTATTGATAACTTGTATGAGCGTACTAAAGCCCAACTAGCAACTAAAGAAAACTTCACTAATGAAGATGGTAAAATCCCATTCGGTATCTCTCGTGACTGGTCTAAAGCAGTACCCTCACTAAGAGAAGTAGGTATGGGTGATGAGCTAGTTAACGATATTCTTAAGCGTTTTGAGCAATCAAGTTTTGGTGCTTTGAGACAAGCTAAGAACGGTGACTGGATTATTGAAGGTATTACTTGGGGAACAAAAGCACCAGACTTTGCTAATGACAATTCTGATGCCTGCTGTTTTACTGAGAAGTTCACTATGCAAGCTACTGGTGATGCTACTCCTGTACGTTACCTATGTTTTAAAGACTGTGAAACTCGTCTTGACCGTTTGATGAAAGACAAAATGCACTTCAAACAAGGAGACCTTATCAATATCTTCCAACGTTTGGGTATGTCTTATGAAGAAGCAGAGCAATTTATGGCATGGTACACATTCGCCTTTATCGTTCAACGTCATATCGTTCAAGGTATGTTGAACTTTAGTGGTCAAGGTCTACGTCCATTCGCTGGTGTGGCTGAAATGATGTCTCACCCAGGTGTAACTCCTATTGATGCTTCTGGTTCAGTTATTGGTGCTTTCCGTCAAGTAGCTTGCTACCTAGATGTATTGGATAACCAATCAGCACGTTACAAAATCTATGTACACCCACTAACTCTTCGTGGAATCAAAGCTGAAATTGTACCTGGTAAAGATGGTAAACTACCTCAAGGCTGGTCTGTGAACGGTGAGTCTATCTCATTCAAAGGTATTCCATTCGGTGTATCTTACCACTTACCTTATGACCTTGAGAAAACAATGACTGGTGAAGCCTATGTAATCGACTTGGCTCGTGTAGAAGCATTGACTCAATATGACTTGTTCGTACCTCAATCTTCAATCCACACAGTTCGTACAGAAGATGTTTCAAAACCAGGGTGTGAAGTAATCTGTGATAAGTATGAAAACTTCGGTTTGGTGCATACTAACTCACACATTTCTCACCTTCTTGTGGCAAACATTCCTCTTGAGCAAACTTGCCCTGCTGTGGTATTTGAACGTATCCAAGGTCTTCTTACAGGTCTTAACCCATTCCCAATGGCTACAATCCCTGCTAAATAAGGAGATAAGTTATGCAACCAGCTCTTGAACTAATTAAGATTACTCAAAATCTTCAAGAAAGATGTGGTTGTTTTGACTGTGATGATGGTGCAACTATGCAAAGGTACATGGAGAGCTTTCTCCGTGTCCTTGCTAGATTGCTCTGTTGGACTGATGGTGAATGTTCAACGATACTAAGAGCCTTAAGACATGAAGTAATTCCACTCACGAGTTTTAACCTCTGTGGGTGTGATGCTATGGTGGAGGTTAAGCCTTACTATTGGAAAGGTTTTGACCCCACTACACTTAAGGTGTATATGCACAAGAGAAAAGGTCTTGAGCGTGAAGAGTATGAGCTAGATACAGATAAATGGAATTGGTCTTTTGTAGATGATACAATCCTTGTGAATGTAACTGATGAGCTAAGTCCTTGCTGTAAATGCTGTGACCCTTGTTCGTGTGAAGCTGAGTATAAACTTGTGCTTGACTATGAAGCTGGTTACACCTCTGAAACTCTACCTGACTGTGTGTATGATGCAATGTGTCACTTCCTAAATATCTTTATTGCCTATCAGAATGATTGTGGTACTTTAGATGAGTGTGCTAATATGGATAGATTGGCTGTAGGAGCTGTGCTCAAGAAGAAATCAGTAGACTATATTGTACGAGAATGGACAGTAGACCAATCAAGTATTGATAGGTATTATGTGAAGCTCATAAATACATGGGCATTACAAACACTAAGTTCACTATCACTGTGTAAGAGGGTTTACACAGATAATATGTATTTGACCATTGGAAGAAGGAAAGAATGTTAGTAAGATATAATGGTGAATATGCTAGAGAGTCACGCTCTTATGGCTGTTCAAAGTGTGGTACTGGACGTTCAATCAATGGTGTGGAGACTTATAAGACTGTGTATCGTACCTACTATAGTGGTCGTCTTTATATCTTTGAAAAAGATAAGGTATACCCAGTAGATGATATTCTAGGTAAGTATTTGAAAAACCTAAAATACACAGACAAAGATGGAAACATTCGCAACCAATTTGAGGAAGTTCCAGATAACATGGAGAGTACATACACCAATACGGACAATGAGATGACCTTATAAGGAGGTTATCATGGCTCTCCCTTGGAATAATAAGGAAATCCTTGTGTTAAGACAAGGTACTGCTACTCCAACTTATGATGAGAATAGTAGGCAAGTAATGAAGTGTTTGTGGGAAGAAGTGGAGCACATTAAGTGTGTAGACCACATGCCAACGTCAAGAGGAGCTGAAAGTGATGCTACAACAACGCATAGCTTAGAGACTTCAAGACAGCTAGAAACATTTTATTTTTCATTACATAACCAATCCCATGATTGTGATTTTGATATTAAACATGGGTATTATATATTGCAGAGAATTTCTACAAGGTGCAACAGATTTAGTTGCCCAGAAGATGCTGGTTATCTATTTTGGAAAGTGGTAGCTAGTAGAACGTATGAGATTCTTCCTGGTTGCTGGGACGTGAAATTAACTGGTGAGAGACTTGCTGGACGTGAAAGTGAACAGCTACTCTTAGAGTGTAAGCCTTATGTAAAACAACTACAGGGGGTGATTACTCGTGACCACGATTGATATTCATGACTGGAAAGGGATAGAGTTTGCAAAAGAGTTTGTAGACTTTACTGTGACAGGTATGCTAGAAGCCAAGGCTATAGGCTCTGTGAAGACAGGTCGTATGGTTCGCTCAATCAAGATGAAGAAGATTGGTGATGGCTTCTCTGTGTATGCTGATAGAAATGATTATCCTCCAACTAAGAGAGGAAAAGAACGGTACTATGTAAATACCTATATGTTTAAGGGTTACAAGTACAACCCAGCTTTCCCTTTTATCTTTACAGCTTTTGATACTGTAGGTGATAGTGAGAACCTTGTGGACTCAACTAGTGGATTCTATGGTATATATAAAGCTCAAAGACCATCAGGGAGAAGAGGTTCAGGAACAGCTCATTACACTTCCAAGGACACAGCTCCAGGAAGAAATTATCTGTATGCACAGGGAAGTAAGGGCACAGTTAAGATACCAGGGAGATTAGCTAAATGATTAGTGCTGTGTATATCAACATTAAAAAATGGCTACAAATGTATGGTGCTGATGTGCTTGACTACTTCATTCAACCAGACCATATAGATGAGCTAGACCCAAGAAAACGTTATAATAACTTTGACTTACAATTTAACCAACATGTAGGAACATCTGAGCATTTCCAGCTAAATCAAGGTGTGGAGTTCCCATTCCTAGCCATTGATATTACTTGTGATAATAGTGCAAAGTGTTTCTCCAAGGTATATGTAAACTTCTCTGTGTACTACTCTCCAGTTACACCTCCTACTGGTAAGGTTTGTATTGAGAACACTCCAGAAGGTAAACTAGAGTATAGAGAAGAGGTGCATTGCCAACTTAAGAATATGTTGGTTCACCAAGTTAAAACACCGAGAGGTATTCAGAGAAAGACATTCGCTCAAGATGTAGCATCATTAGATGGTTGGTACTTACCAATCCGTGTACAAGTTCAAGACATTGGTTGTCCAGAGGACTTCTCTAATGAGTTAGTAGATGAGGTAGAAATGTTCTCATTCCCTGCAACGCTCTCAATATTCACATGTTTATAAGGAGAAAGAAATGGCTGTAGAACAACCATTAAACCTTGATGAGTTTTTCATGTCTCGTAATGAGATTGCTAACCGTCATGGTGGGAAATTAGAGCTTCAAGCTATTGCTCGTGTGAGAGAACACATGGTAGATGAAAGCTCAAAAAAGCAAGTTCAGGAAACAGTTAAGCCTGTAGTTAAGGAAGAAACTGCTCCTGTAAAACCAAATGTAACTCAAGACAAAAAGGAGAAATAGATGTCTAACTGTTTTGTAGATATGTCACACCCTATGTACGGTTACAACACACAAGATAAAGATGCAAAAATTATTGTATCTATCACAGAAGAGATTCGCCCTTGTGTACGTTGGAAAACAAGCAAACAAATTCAGATTCCTACAGGAACTCTTGTGAGCTATGTCCGTAAAGATGTGCCAGAAGACCAAATCAACTGTAACCCTATTAAGTGTTTGAATACAGGTACTTTGTATGTAAACCCTGCTAATAAGAAAGCTTCTGCTAAGTTCCAAGTTCGTTCTGATGCTGATGACTTTGCATTAGGGTTCAACATGGTATACTTGAAATTGCCAAAAGCTGGTAAGTATGAGTTCAAAGCTATTGTATCTGACTTTAAAGATGTAGCTCAAACAAATTCTTATGTGTACACTTACACATTCAATACATCAGCTCCAGGTTATGTTCTTCGTACTGTGGACTTTGCAGATTCAAGAGTAATGACTCAGACAGGTACAGGTTGGAAACCAACTGACCACGGTGTTGTTGTAACTTATGAGGTAACTTATAAGGGAGATGATGCTCTTACAGGTCACATTGGATTCTCTTCACCAGCTATTGTGAATGACCGTTCTGAGCTTCGTAAGTTCTCTAATGTGTTGCTTTCATGCTTGACTTCATTCACACACAACGTCTCTGTGCCTGCCACTGATGCTCGTTGCTTTGGTCGTCAATATGATAAAGCTCAAGTTGAGATTACAAAAGAAATTACAGCAACTACTACTTCATGTAATGACTACTGGTTGAACCCACTTCAATCTATGTCTAAGAAAATGACTAGTGGTGTTCCTGTTACAGATAGCTTCACTGTGGAAGAAATCACTGTAGATGGTAAACGTTATGGCTCATTATTGATTCCTGACCTTTACTATGAAGATTGTAACACAATCACAGTTTCATCAGACCGTTGTGCATGTACTTACTTGTCTAGTATGCCAATGTCTCCAGGTATCGAACTTGAAGATGATGAGTTTATTGCTATGACACAACAATATCATGGATATGACCGTGGTACTGTGCTTGTAAACCCAATGTACATTGGTGAGAAATTGTTGGTTACTTACAATGGTGAACGTGACGTAGAGTTGATTGTTGCTAATGACAAACGACTTCGTAACACTCACTTTAGAGTTATCCAAGAAGTTGAAAACACTCGTGGAATTAAAGAATACTATGTATTCAACAATGTCCTTATTACTGAAAACTCTCGTGAGTTTGGTACGGAAGGTGAAATTACCTTGTCACTTACATTCACTGTGTCTCGTGATGAAAATGGTAACTTCTATGAAATCCGTAGAAACGTTGAGGACGTAGCGTAATCATAGGAGAAAAGTATGACAATTAGAACCATTAAGGTTGATGTTACAGGTTTAAAGGAAATTGAAAAAGCCCAGAAGTCTGTGTCAGCTCTTAGGGATTCTGTGTTAGACTTTGAGAAGAAACTAAAAAAGATGGGCGGAAAGAATACTTCTCCGCTCTCTTTTAATGTTAACTTGAATCTTAATACAGATAAAGCTCTTAGAGACTACTTATCCCTTAAAAAACAAATTGAGAATATCCCAATCAATGTCAGAAGCACAAAGGGAAAGACTACAGAATCTAGTGTAATCTCTGTGGATAAAACCCAAGTAACTAGACCTAAAGAGAAAGTAGCTGAATATGTAAAAGTCCGTGACCAAGACTATCAATCATGGAGAAACCTTCATAAAGCTGTTCAAGATGTTACAACCTCTACAATGGGATTGTCATCACAAATGATTAGGCTAGGAGCAGTAAACCCAGCAAAAGGTCTACTCTCTGTGTTTAATAAGGTTAACTCTACTGTGATGGGTATTCAGAACAATATCATGGGCTTAGTAGGAAACAAGGTAACTGGTGCTCTAAGTAATGCTATTCAAGGCACATTAGGTGCTGTGAAGAGTGGTGTTGGTCAGCTTAAAGATGAAGCCAATAACCTTGGTGATGCCATGCAGGTTTACAGAATCAACATGGAAGTTCTAGGGTTTAGTGAGAAAGAGGCAAACAAATCTATTAAACGTCTAGGTGACTATGGTAAGGCTTCTGTGTTTGATGCTACTGACCTCTTAGAACAAGCTTCTACATATACTGCCTATGGTCGTAAAGATGCTGAGGATATTGTTAGAGGTTATGCAGGTTTACTAGCTCAGACTAAGAACCCAGTTCAAGGTATGAAGACAGTTACCACACAGACCTCTCAAATGCTTGCCAATGGTTATCTAAACCAAGGTGACTATCGTTTCATTCGTGAACGTCTATCAGCTCTAGGGACTTCTAAATTGAATGAGGAGCTTCTTAAGATTGCCCAATCTAAAGGTGAGGATTCTATTACTGATGCAACTCGTAAGAAGTTGATTACAGCCAATGAATACCTTGACATAGTAAACAAGTTAGGTAATGAGGATATATTCCAAAACCTAGTTACTTCTATTGTTACACCAAGACAAGCCATTGCTAACTTTAAGGAAACCTTATCTAACCTTCTTGTATTTGATGAGATTGATGAAGAGGGTAATGCTAAACCAGGAGCACTAAACCAAGTATATGTAGCTACTCGTGACTTTATCAAAGGTATTACAGAAATTGTAGGTACAGATAAGTTTAAAGAGTATGTTACTAAACTAGGTAATGCTATTGGAGGAACAATCCAACAAGTAAACCAATTTGGTTCAGCTTGGAAGCTAACTTTTGGAAGTCAAATACTTAAGGGTATTGAGACCTTTGCTAAGAACTTTAAAGAAGGTGTAAGTGGTCTTGATGTAAGTAACAGATTCTTTAGTATCACAAAAGATATGCTCACTGTGTTGAACAGCTCAGGTAAAGAGTTTGGTCAATTTACTAAGGACATTGTTCACACTGCATCAGAGTTTCTAAGTAGTATCTCACAATTAGCCAAACAAGCTATTGATGCTAATGTCCTTAGAGTATTATCTCAATATGTAGATGTTTATAATAACTTAGCTAAGTTGGCTGTGAAATCAGAAGCTGTAAAACAAGTAGTATCTATCTATGATGAGCTTTCTAAGACTCTTAACAACATTGTTAAATCAATCAATCCCCAAGATGTAAAGGGTGTATTTGAAGGTATTAGTACACTAGCTAAATCAGTTATTAATTTTGTGGATACTGTAGCAACTAAGACTAGTCTAATCAGTAATTTTGCCATTGTGCTTAAAACAGCTCTAAAGGCTCTAGGAGACATTATAACTGGAATCAGTACATTTGACCAAGGAGCATTTAATAGAGCTGTAGACAGCCTTAGAGAAGCTCTGGTGGGTATTATAGAGCACCTTAAACCTCTTCTAACAGAATTAGGTAAAGGTATCATATCTACCCTATCATCTTCTAGTGCAAAAGCCTTCTTCAAAGCTGTGGAGAATTTTGTAAAAGCTGTAACCAATGCTATAAAGCAAACTCTTGTGGCTATTGGTGGTTCAGTAGAGGGTGGTCTTAAGAAAATCCTAGATTTCCTAACACTAGCAGTCAATGTAGCATCAGGTATTGCCACTCTACTTGGTGGAGTAGGTAAGTACATTGTCTTGGGTTATATTGGTACTAAGTTTGTCTCTTGGGCTACTGGTATCATTACCTCATTAACTACTGTGGCTACTGCTATGGCTTCTGCTACTAATGGTAGAATCAATCCACTAGGGTTAGGAGGTAACTTTGGTGGAGGAGTTCCAGGAGCGCCAGTACAAGGTGCACCAAAAGGTAAAGGTGTAGGATTTAAACAAGGGCTTAAAGATGCTTTCCTAGATAGTGTTGTTGCTTATAATCAATCTGTGACAGCTATACCAAAACCTACAGCAATCAATAAGTTCACAGCAGGAGTATCAGCTATTGGAACAGGGTTCACCAAGTTTGGTAAATACATTCCTAAGATAGCTTCTGTTGCTAAAGGTGTGGCTACTCTTGGAGGAAGCCTAGTGCTAGATGCTGTAAACACAGGTATTCAAAACTCTAATGTAGGGCAAGGTTGGAAAGACCTTAGTGATGCTGTGGCAAGTACAGCTACTTGGGCTGGTACTGGTGCTATGATAGGAGGAGTACCTGGAGCTATTATTGGAGGAGCTATTGGTCTTGGAACAAGCTTGTGGGGTAACTACAACAGAAGAAAAGAACAACAAGCTCTACAAAAAGAAGCAGACAAAGAAGCTCAACAACTTAAGAAAGAGCAAGGAGAACAAGCCTTAGCTTATATTAAAGACCTTGGTAAGCAAGTATCAGAGGTTCAAGGTAATTTCTTTGCACAGTTAGGTAATGGTGAGAATGGTCTCCAACTAGCATCAGCTTTTGTGGATTCACTTACAGCTCTATCTAATGGTGACTTGAATACAGGTAAGCGTTCTGTGGGTCTTAATACACAAGCAGTTCCTAAAGGAATTGAGAATTACTTTGTAGAGTTGAATGGTAAACTTGTGAAGTGGGCTGACCTTAAGTCTCAAACAGGGTTATCTGATGAGAAACTTTTAGCTACTATTGAACAGCTTTATTCCGCATTGGGTAGACCTTTTGTGGAATTTAAAGATGAAGCAGGTACTGTGATTGAAACTGTGAACACACTTACCAAAGGAGAACAAGCTCGTAGGGATAGAAACCTACAATCTTATAAGGATAATTTAGCTAAACTAGGCTTGTCTTATAAAGAAGGTAGCACTCCTACATTTGGAGATATTTCAGCATTGGATTCTAAGCTTTCTTCTTCATTGGAAGGTTCTAACTTTGCAAATAGTGAAGACCAGAAAAATGCTATTTTAAGCTCCTTAGAAGAAGTTGGGCTAAACATAGAAGGTATCAGAGGATATACTCTAGAACAGCTAAAAGAACTAGCTACTAATCTAAGAAACGGTGCTACTACTCTAGGTAAATCAGCCAAAGAGGAAAATACTTCTAAGATTGATGCTATTAAGAAAGAAGCTGAGAATCATGGAGGAGTTATTAGTGGGGATACTGCTAAAAAACTAGGTTCTATGAATGGTGAGGAACTAGATAAGTACCTTAAAGACCTTCATAGTACAAACCTTATGACTCATAATGTTACTGCTGAACAAAGAAGTCATAAAGTAGCAGAGTTCAGAGAAAAGTTAGAAGAGCTTGGTAAAACTGTAAATCTTAAGACAGGTAAGTTTATTTCTAATGGTTTAGACCTTAATTCTAAAGAGTATGAGAATCTGTATACAACTCTATCCGATAAGACTGCCTTTGTGGGTACTATCAAGAAGAGTGAAGAAAAAGCTAGAGAGGTTCTTACTAAGATGGGAATCACCAGTGTGGACTTACAGAACAAGATTCTAGAGAAGATTGTAAATGGTTCTGCTACAAGCTTTAAAGATGCTATTGAGAAAGTAGCACAGGAGACTCAACAAGAAGCTCCTCAAGAGAAATATTCAATAGTGGCTACAGACCTATACAACATTGTTGGTAAGTTTGTTAAAGATGGTACTATCCCTCTAGAAAAAGCTAAAGAAATCCTTAAAGGGTATGACCCTGCTTCTGTGGATACCTCTAAGCTAGATACTAATGGTCAGGAACTCTACAACAATGTGAGTGGTACTATGGATTCTACTGCCAAGAAACTACAAGAAGGGTCTGATAAAGCAAAAGTTCCTATGCAAGAAGTACCTACTAATCAAGTTGAAGAAGCTAAGAATGGCTTTGTAGAAGCTCTAAAAGGTATTTGGGATGCAGTTGTAAGTGCTTATAATTCAGCTAGAGACTTTATTAGTGGATTATTTACTGGGGGAAATAATAAACCTAAATCACAAAAACGTGGATTTATTCCTGCATTTAGCACTGGAGGAATCATTCCTGAGTACCATTCACAGGGTCTTGGAGTAGGTTGGAAGAGCAGAGGTACTGACACAGTGCCTGCAATGCTTACTCCTGGTGAGTATGTACTCCGTAAAAAGGCTGTGGATAGTCTTGGTACTAACTTCCTAAATAACCTTAACAAGTACGGTGTAAATGCCTTGCAAACCATGAATAAATCAACTATAATTAACAATGTATATAACACAAATAATGCCAAGATTAGCCAAAATATTGACAATAAATCTCAATATCTAAATGGTATGTTTGGTGTAGATAAATTGATGAGGTATGTTTAATGTTTGCGTGTGATGAAAATTTCTCAAAGCCCAAACGATATATCCAATTCAATGACCTAGTGTTCCTTGGTAGAAAATCTATTGATGAACAGACAGAGAGTATTAGCTTGCGTGAGAGTAAAACCTCACGCACTTTTACCAATGGGTCTTATGTTGGAAATATTGGGTCTAAATCATTAGTAGATAGTAATTCTATCTCACTTAAAATTGCATTAAGAACTCATAATTGGTCAGAGGAACATATACAAGCACACTATGACTTTATCATTGAACAGCTCTTCACTCCTGGTAAGCTATGGGCTGTGAATACTGGGCTACAACTTGTGTGGTGTAATGCCTATGTTACAAGTATTCAGCCTAACAAGGAGTGGATAATCACTGATGATGACTACCTTGTGTTTAAAGTTGAGTTTGATAACCCTGATGGTGTGTGGTATAAGGCTGATGAAGCCAAAACATTCCTAGAACCTTTTGATAACTGTGACTTCTTAGATATGAAAGCAAGTTGTGTAGCCAAGTCAAGACATTGCTGTAATGAGCTACCTAACTGTAATAATATCTGTGAATGTTGTGAGCAAGACTGTAAGGATATGGACGATATGATTGACCTGTGTACAGCACAAGCTAATGTAGAGTTCATGAATGACTTCTTTGAAGAGTGTAACTCTAAATGGAGAATAGTCTATAACTGCTCAAAAGGTAAATGCAATCAATCCCTTAAAGACTTCTACAAGCATGCAATCTGTGATAACTGTGTACATGAGGTCTTGAATGGTAGCTTTATATCTGACACAGTGCTTGATAGCCATAAGTGGAGCTTTGCCCTAGATGGACAGTTTAAAGACCCTGTGGTTAGAATCAATGACATTGACTTTAAGATTAGTGGTGAGTACAATGGAGTCCTTACAGCTAACTATAAAGGTGAAATCAGATATGCTAAGTCTTGGGAATGTATAGAGTTCAGTTATAAAGAGGTTTCCCTCTCTGTGCTTACTCTCTGTGCTGAAACTCCTTATATCAAGAAGGGAGTCAACCAAGTATCAGTTAGTGGTGTAGAAAGTGAAAATGCTTGTATCTTTATTGATTATGAGGGTGTAACAGTATGATTGGTTATATTGAAAATTCAGCAAGCTCTGGACTAGGTTCAGCTATTATAGCCAAAGATGACTTCTTAGGGGGTATTTCTGTGGAATATTCCCTTATGGAAGTTCCTTCAATTAAGCTCACACTTCCTATCCGTTATGGTAAGATGATGAATGGTAACACACACATTATTATCAAGACTAATGACTGGGAGTATAGAGGTTATGTTGGTAACAAGGTAAATGACTTTACTAATATGACTGTGAGTGTAGACACCTCTCATGTAATTGGTAGACTAGGTAAAAGGACTCTTCCTACAAACGTAACAGTAAAAGCTAGGTCTGTGGTATCAGCAGTAGAGCAAGCAATGGGTTATTGGAAGGGTGAACAACACAAAGATGACCTATTAAATGACTTTAAAATTGAATACCTAGATGACTATGCTGAAAAGAACTTGATTGAGTATGAGTTTTCTAATGAGACTTTCCTTGAGTTCTTAACTAAGGTGTGTGAAAAGACTACAGCTCTTTATTGGAGAGTAAGTAGACAAGACCCTTATCTGATTCAGTTTGGTATTTTTGGTCATAAGAGAGATGTCCTAATCAATGAGCACACAAAGCTGATTGCATTGAATGAGGTAGAGGAAAATTATGAGGATACTGTGAATATAGCTGTAGCCATGTCAGATAAATCTGATAGTGGAGCTAGTTCCCTTACCCTTAGAGATATTTTTCATAACCCTAAGTTCATGCTAAAAGGATTCCCTGTGATTAAGACAGGTAATAAAGTAAACTCTCAGCGTTACTATGACTATCCTCAGCTACCAGTGTTCGCTCCAGAGATTATTGGAGATGAGTTTGCTGTGATGGACGAGGAAGGTATTGCTTTAGAAGCAGGAGAACTTTATTGGGGTACTGTGACTGATAATGACACACAATCCATTGCTGATGATAATAGAGAGATTACAGACTCAGATAGGCTCAGAGCCACAGAACAGCTCTATAGGACAGCTATAAGACGTTTAATTAACTCTAGACGTAAAGTTACCTATGACATTACAATAGAGCCATTAGAGCCTAGAACACTAGGTGTAGGTGATAGGGTAATGTTCACACTTAATGCTGGTGTGTGGGAATTGACTGCTTGTACTAAGTATTATGAGAAGATTCTTAAGCAAAGTGATTGGTTCTATGTAACTCACATTACTGATGAGTATGACGTAGGAAATACACACTTACAAAAGCTAAAACTATCCAAGTTCTTGTACAGTGATAGAGATATTACTGTGAACCAGTAGGAGGAAATATGTCAAACAGTTATGTAAAACTAGTAAACTCTGTGGCTAGAACTAAGGCTAGGGTTATTCAGCAATCAAAGCAAAGACGTGGAGGTGTAACTGACCTCTATGCCCTTGACTATGTATCATCATTCCACACTGCCAAGGCTTGTGCTCCTTATGGTAAAGAGGAAGTAGATGATGATGGAGATGACAAAGACGTTCAAGGACGTATCAAGAAACTAGTTAAAGCACTTAAGAAAGAAATACCTGGTACTAAACCAGAGGGAGCTTCTGCTATTGTAGGATTCTTTGGTCTTGAGAGTGATGTTAAAGCTAAACGTTATGAGAATGATTACTTAACTGACTATAAATATGGTCTTATGGAAGATGAACCCACAGCAGAGAATCTAGTAGGCTCTTGGGGAGCTTTTGCAAGTATGTATAAGAACTTAACTCTAAATGAAGGTGGTTATCTAGTAGATGGTAAGCACTGGATTGGTATTGGTTTAGGGCAATGGACTGGTCCAAGGACTAAAGCCTTATATGACTTTGCTAAGAAAGACAAGCGTAGAAGTATTTTCTCATTTAACACACAGATTAAGTTCATGTTGTCAGAGGAAGGTCTAGCTAACGTTGTAAAAGAGGTAGCTTCTAGTGATGGAGACATTGAAGAACTTACCCTAAGATTCTTACGAGATTGGGGAAGACAAGAAGGTAACAAACCAGCAGAGCGTGTGGAGTTTGCTAAGAAACACTATGAGTTCATTAAGAATGTCTTAGAGGGTGATGGTAGTGGTAATACAGACAAAGATAAACCAGACCCAGAAGATGTAGTACCAATTAACAAAGACCAATCATCAGCTTCCTTCCGTGTGTTAGTTCCATCAGACTTGGATAGATTCCAAAGATGGTTCTTAAAGTTCATTGTTGAGCAGAATAAGAGTGGCTGTGATGGAGGAAAAGTAAATCCTATTGCAGACGTTCACTTAACTGTGTCAGCTAAGAATGAGCATACAGGAGAGACTGCTGAGATTGACCTTACTGAAATCTTTAGAAGACAGTGGGGTTGTAATTGGATTGGTGATGATGCTAGTGGAGAGGGTATCTTCCCTAATAATAAACCACTAGAAGGCTATGACTTAATGTATTCTGCGTGGTATCTAAATGAATCACAGCGTAGTGCTTTGTTTAGTGCTGGTGAGAAGGTATTCACTGTGTATGCACTAGGTGAAGCTAAGATTACCCTTAGAAACTTCTTGAAGTATAGTCACATTAACTAGGAGGAACTATGAGCCTATATGGTACATATAAGAACACCTTGCTAAGAAAGGTTCACAGAGAGACTAAACAATACAAGCTAGAAGGACACCTAGCACAACACCCTACAGACTACCAATCTGTGATAGCTAATGAGAAGCTAAAGGGTGAGATATATTGGTTAGAGTATAAACTGAAACAAGTATTGAAGGAGATGGAAGTAGATGCCCAAGAATAAGAAAATTAGAAAAGACCTTGTTCATAGAATGAGAAATAGAATCCTTGCAGAAGACATTGTGGAACAGTTTGTGAAACAGCTTATCTATAGCAATGATGTAGGTGGTGCTCGTGAGTTCATTCACTCTGATGATTTCTCATTAAGGATTGAGGATAAAGAGGTTATCTGCTTTAGAAAATCTAACATAATTCAGCTTGATAAAGAAGAATTTAGCTATGATTTTACACACCTTACTCACTTGTGTTTGAGTTTACTAGATGATGAATTTTAGGTATAATTATTATGACAAATGCTTATAAGATAGCCCAACAATATGCAGGTCAGTGTTTGGACTTTGATGGGTATCCTCGTGACCAGCCCTATCAGTGTGTTGACTTAGTAATGATGGTTGCTAGACAGTTTGGCTTTGAGCTTTGGGGTAATGGTAATCAAATAGGCACTATAGGAGACCTTTCTCCTTGGGTTGAAATAATACCTTATACAGAAGGTATGAAGTTAAAGACAGGAGATATATTTTCTACTGATGATGAACCTGGTGCTGAGGAATATGGTCATACCTTTGTGTATGGTGGAGGAGATTTATCCAATGCTCTGATAGTTGAACAAAATTACCAACACCAATGTACTGTTGAGCACAGAAGAGCTGTAGTTGGTTATGGTAATAGGATTCTTAGGATAGTAAGAATTAAAAATCAGGATAACTATGAACCTACTGATGCCAATGGTGTTAAAGTAGGTAATGCTAAAGAGACTGATAAGTTTATTGCTAGAGACTTCTTTGAGATTACTTGTGATAAAGTTGAGGGAATTAAATCTCCTGGAGACAGCACTGTGGTAGAGACATTCTATAAGTGTAATAAGGTCACAGGTAAGATAAATGGTGAATGGCTTATCTATGACAAGTATGATGACTCTGTGGCTTATATACCTATCTCTTGTGTGAAAAAGCTAGATGATTACTCTACCACTAAGAAGGAAGAGAAAAAGAAATATGAAACACCTAATGGTTATGACTGGTTTACAGATAAAACTACTGATGGGATAGACCAATCTGGTACACAGAAAATCTATTCCCTAGCACAGTTTGTTTCGCTAGGTCGTATAAAAGAAGCCAACTATGAATGGACTTACTCAGCAGGAAGTTATTTCCCTGAGAATGTACAAGTTCCTGGTAAGGGATTCAATGCCTATGGATTCTTGTCTGATGGTGATGGGAATATTATTATGTCAGCTCCTAAGACTTATGGTGATATTATAGGCAGAACTTACAACACACCCTTTGGATTTAAGGGTAAAGTATATACAACTAATGATAAAACGTCCTTTGACGTTTATGTGAGGTAAACATGGTCTATGTATTAGATAAAGCAGATAGACTCTGCGGTGTTTCATACATTGACTGGTCTAAACGTTATTCACAGATTCCTAAAGCAACTTGTGAGCAATTAGATGGTCAGTGTGATGGAATACAAATTGACTTTGACTGTAGCCTTGATAATGGTAAAGGTAATGGGGTAACTCCTACACCAACACCTATTCCAGAAGAAAAGGTTATTGAGATGCCTTGTGTGGGTAAAGGTAAAGAGGAAATCCTTAAAGACCTTGAGAAACTTGCAGAAGGTGGGGAAGACCCAATCCTAGAAATAGAAACAGGTGGTCTATATGGGTAATAATAGTATTGGAATAAAACTCTTAGAAGACCAAACAGTAGTTACAGGTTTAACTCTATTGATTACTACTGCTTGCAGTTTTGGAGTATTCTTTTTAAATCGTAAGAGAGAACAGCTCATTGAAATTACTAAGGGAGCTAAACGCTCTAGTCTACGCTCAGAATACTTGCAGATTTATAATTCAACAGAGTTCACAGCAAAAGAGAAATGGGAAATGACTAGACCTCTTGTAAAGGAATACTTTGATAACTTACAAGGTAATCACTATATTCATGGATTGGATACTAAGCTAGAATGGCAATTTAGTAAGGAGAAAGCTATTAGTAAAAATGAAAAAGAATGATTTATTTGTAGATGTCTCTTCTCATAATGGTGAAGATGTATCAGGTATTCTTGCTCAATTAGGTACTCAAAATGCAATTATCAAGGTATCAGAAAGTACCTCTTATATAAATCCTTATCTACAAGGTCAGATTAACACAAGTAACCCTGTAGGGTTCTATCACTTTGCTTGGTTTGGTGGTGATGTTGAGGAAGCTAAGAGAGAAGCTCAGTATTTCTTGGATAATGTACCACAAAAGGTTAAGTATCTTGTGTTAGATTATGAAGACCATGCTAGTGGTGATGTACAAGCAAACACAGATGCTTGTATTGCTTTTATGGATATGCTAAAAGGGGCTGGGTATGAACCCATCTACTATAGCTATAAACCATTCACACTAAGTAATGTTGACTACACACAAATTATTGCTAAATACCCTAATAGCTTGTGGATTGCAGGATATGGGGTCAATGATGGTGAGTTAGACTACAATTACTTCCCTAGTATGGAGGGTATTCGTTGGTGGCAATATTCTAGTAACCCCTTTGATAAGAACATTGTACTCTTAGATGAGGAGGATTCTACAACTGAGGGTTGGAAGAAGAACACCAATGGTTATTGGTATGAGTATGCTGATGGAACTTATCCTAAAGAACAGTTTAAGAAGATTAAAGAAGTTTGGTACTACTTTGACAATAGTGGTTATATGTTATCTAACAAATGGAAGAAACATAGTGACGGCTATTGGTACTGGTTTGATAATTCAGGTCAAATGGCTACTGGCTGGAAAAATGTTGGAGGAAAGTGGTATTATTTCCAAGAACAAGGTGCTATGAAGACTGGTTGGCTAAAAGACAAAGATAAGTGGTACTACCTTGACCCAGCTAATGGTGATATGCAAACGAATACCTTTGTGAAGGGTAGAGATGGTTGGTATTTTGTGGATAATGAGGGTGTGATGAACACTAATGGAACATTCACAACGGACAAAGATGGAATTATTAAAATCCAAAAAGGAGAAACTAAATGACAAAAGTTAAAGTTGGTTTAGGTTGCTTGCTAGAGCTTCTTAAGAAAGACCCAATCGTTAAGATTGTAAGTGAGCTTCCTCCAAAAGAGACCGCTGAACTTAATTTCATTTACCTTGTGCCTAAAGACAATGCAGGTCAAGACAAACGTGCTTATGTACTACGTCCTGACAGAAGTGGCTATGATGCCATTGACTTGTCTCCACAAGTAATTGATGTAGTAGGTGAAGGCCTAATCACTGTGAAGAAAGAAGTACATAATGAGAATGGTGATGTAACGTTCACTGTGACTACTTCTCCTTCATTCCAAGCAGTATTGGATTCATTGACAGCTAAAGACAAAGAGTTGGATACTAAAGTGTCTGCCTTGGAAGCTAAAGATGCTGTGCATGAAGCTAAACTCTCAGCTATTGAAGCTAAGGACTCTGAGCAAGATACTAAGTTAGAAGCTCTTAAAGCTCATGATGACCAAGTAGATGATGCTCTTGAAGCTGTAGGTAAGACTATTGAGAAAACAGTAGACCTTATTGATGCTAAAGTCCTTGAGCTTAAGAAAGACAATGAACGTCAAGATGGTGCTATTGATGACTTGGGAGAGTCTGTGAAAGACTTGAATGAGTCTGTGCAACACTTAGATGAAGAGCATGGTAAGGCTATTGCAGACTTACAAAAAGACTCTCAAGGTTTGAAAGAGTTAACCAGTGAACTAGATAACTCAATCAATGAAATCAATGACCAACTCAAACTCCTAGATGGTGGACTTGAGGAAGAGGTTAAAGCAATCCACACAGAGGTTGAAGATATTACCAATGCTGTGACTGAGATTGAAAACAGAACTGACAAACTTGCTAAAGATGCTGAGGATAAAACCAAAGCACAAGCTGAGAAAGATGGTTCACAAGATGCTGAGATTGAAGCCCTTAAGAAGAAAGATGCAGAAGTAGAAACTGCTCTTGAAACATTGGGTGAAACTCTTGGTAAAACAGTTGACTTGATTGACCACAAAGCACAAGGACTTGACACAAGAGTTAAGGCTTTGGAATCTAAGGAAGACTCAGACAAACAGACATTGGCTATTGCTGGTAACAAGCTTTCTATCTCTAATGGTAATGAAGTTGACCTACCACAATATGATGACACTTCTGTGAAGGATAGCATTAAACAAGCTAATGACTATACTGAGTCTGTGAAGAACTTCTTAGAAGGTAAGAATGATGCTCTTACTACTCGTGTGAATGTTCTTGAAGAAGCTAAACCAGTAGTTGAAAATAAACTTACTGAGATTGAAGCTAAGAACACAGCACAAGATGAGAAGATTACAGCCCTTGAAAATAGGACAGATAACTTTATCAATAATGTTGCTGTGTCTAAGGCTGATGGTAAAGTCAAGTTGACTTACTCTCGTGTGGACGGTTCTTCTAGTGAAGTAGAGTTTGAGGACAGTGATACTGTTACCCTTGCCTATGATGATGAACCATTGAAGACTCGTATCAAAGCCTTGGAAGACAAGGAAGATAAAGATACTATCTACAATGACACAGAAGTTAAGCAAGGTATTAAAGCTAATGAAAGTGCAATCCAAGGAGTTGAAGGTGACTTAACTGCCTTTAGAACGCACACAGACGCTCGTATTGAAGCTTTAGAGAACAAGGAAGACAAAGATACCATCTATGATGATAGTGCTATCAGAGGGCAAATTACAGCCTTAGAAGGCAAGGTAGATGGTAACAAGTCAGCTCAAGATGGTAAGAACACAGAGCTTGAAAATAGAATCCAAGCCTTGGAAGTTAAACCAGATAAAGATACAGTCTATGACGACACAGCTCTTAAAGCTAAAGATGCTGAATTGGCTAAGTCTATTGCAGACAACAAGGCTGATGCAGATTCTAAAGCACAAGGTTTGGATACACGTCTACAAGCTATTGAAGCTAAAGAGGACAATGATAAACAAACATTGAGCCTTACTGACCACACATTGACTATCTCTAATGGTAACTCTGTGGAGCTTCCTAAGTATGATGATACTGTTGTTAAAGCTAAGAACACAGAGCAAGATGAGGAACTTAAGGCTCTCAAAGAGAAGACTAAATCATTCTTGACTGGTGCTAGTGTGACAAGACAAGGTAATGTAGTTACCCTTACTTACACTAACATTGATGGTTCATCTACTAATCTTGAGTTCAATGACAATGATACTAAGGCAATCGCTTATGACGATACAGCCCTTAAAGCTCGTGTGCAAGACCTTGAGAATAGAGCAGATAATGATACCATCTACAATGATGCACCTATCAAAGAGCGTATCACAGCCCTAGAAAACAAACCTGACAAAGACACAGTTTATGATGATGCTCCACTTAAGGAACGTCTTACAGCCCTTGAAACTAAGGTTGATAAGGATACTGTGTATGATGATGCAGAAGTTAAGAAGCTTATCCAAGCTAACAAAGACAGCATTGCTACTACTGACAATATGGTAGATGAGCATGAGAACAAGATTAACACCTTGACTACAGACGTTGAAGCTCTTAAAGCTAAACCTGACAAGGATACAATTTATGATGACTCTGCTGTGACTGCTAGATTGACAGCCCTTGAGACTAAGGAAGATAAAGATACAGTTTATAACGATAAAGAGTTACGTGACAAGATTACTGCTCTTGAGGGTAAGACTGATAACTTTGTCTCTAACGTAGGTGTATCTAGAGAAGGTAACACTGTGAAATTGACTTACACTATGGTAAATGGTGATAACAAAGAAGTCTCATTCACAGACAATGATACTGTATCTGTAGCCTATGATGATAGTGCTCTTAAAGGTAGAGTACAAGCTCTTGAGAACAAACCAGAAGTTGAATATGAACTAGCTAAGACTACTAAAGCTGTGACATTAAGTCAAGGTGAAGGTGTGATTAACCTAGAGTCAGAAACAACTACTGACCCACTTAAAGAGTTAGTCCTTACTGGTAATGTATCAGCTAAAGTTAAATCACCATTCGGAGGTTCTGAGACTACTGTTGCAGGTAAGGTTGGATTCAACTCTGGTACTACTGGTGATGCTATTAGTGGTTCACACAGAAACTCTATCAATGAGTTTGTGTATGTAGAGTTCTTCTATACAGGTTCTACTGTGAAAGCATACCTTGTATATGAACCAGAGAATGAGAATGAAGTGGTTAAATACCGTAAAGCACTTAGCCTAGCTGAGTTGGAAGGTACAGAGCCAGCTAGAATCTCAATCTCTAAAGGTGGAGTAGAGCAAGGTTATGTAGAAGCTACATTCACTGCTGTGACTGCTTCAAGTAACTCTTACAAAGTACAAGAGAAAGGGTAGTTTAGTGGGGGTTTTATCCCCATTTAAACTATTTAATATGTTGATTTAAATAATTAGAGGTATTAAATGACTACAAAGAATTACAATAAACTAGAAGATAAGGATACTCTCTACAACCTAAAGTCTACTACTGATGGACTTACTGTTGTGAAATCACAGGAGAATGGTGAAGAGGTATTCACAATCAATGCTGATGTAGCCTTTGAAAAGCACTATACTAAAGGTGAAGTAGTCAAGGCTATTGTTGAGAATAACAAAAGAACACAAACACTAACAAAGTATAATGCTACATGGAAGAATCCTAATGCTTTCAGATACACCAATGATGAAAGAACTCCTGTATTATCCTACAATGATGTTACTTCCTTTGGTAATATGAAGCTAGATGGCATTTTCCTACAAAATATGAGTCATGGTACTGTTATCTGTGAATTACCAGCCAATGCTCCTAGACCTATTGAGTTTATTGAGGTACAAGTATACATTGGTAATGAATCAGTGACTATGTGGACTGATAATAGATTGGTAAGAGTTTCCACAGTACCTCAATCACTTGTAGGTAAACGTGTAATCTTCAACTTTGTTGGATTGTGGTCTTAGGAGAATCTAAATGAAATTAAGTAATGAGTATTATGATATTGCTAAATTTATAGCAACTACAGCACTACCTGCCTTCATTACTTTTATTGGTGTGGTAGGAGTGCAATTAGGTTATGAGATGACTACCCCTGTGGTAGTCCTCACAGCCTTTAATACATTCTTGGGAACAGTCTTAGGGCTGTCTAATATCACATACAAGAAAGAGAATGAATGATGGCAGATAACTGTTTAAATAAGCACTGTGAGTGTGAGAAAGTTGAGCCAAGACCAGAGAACTGTGCTAAGTTACTAGAATTAAATGACCTAAAGATTAGACCAGCAATGAGGAAAATCTCAACCTCTGAGTGGTGTAACCTTCAAGAAGCTATTAGACAAGCCTTCTATGGTGTATGGTGTGTAATCAAAAACATTGTAGGTTTCTTGTGCTATATCATTAGAAAGCTAGAGTGCTTAGAGACTAAAGTAGATAGCTTGTGTGGTACTGTTAAATGTCAGAATGACAGTATTGCAGAGGTTCTGAGTGTATTAAAAGAACAACCAGTTACCCCTTGTGAGGTAGGCTGTGATAAGTGCTAGGAGGTCTTATGGACGTTTGTGATTGTCGTTGTGATGATAAAGTAATCACTGGTAAATACTGTGATAAAAATGAATCACAAGAGGATATTAAGCGTGCTGGTGATATAATCAAAGACTCTGAGCAGTGTGATGTTGTTCCTAATACACAGAAGGGTGTATTTAGGCTTTGGTGTAGATTAAGAAAGATTATCAAGACTATCTGTGATGTACTACAACGTATGGTGTGCTTACAGAAGAAGATTAAATCACTGTGTGTAACATTACATTGTATGAAAGCTAATATCCTTGAAGCTAACTCAATCACAGTGAAGCGTAACAAGGACATGATTAAGAAGTACAAGCAGAAAGAGCCTAATACTCCTAATGATAAGAAGGGTATCTACAACGAAGCTAAAGCCATCTATGAAGAGCAACTTGTGAGATTGGCTAAAGCCAAGAAACGGTTAGAGGAAATGAAAAAAGACCCTACTGTGGAAGAGGTTGATGGCATCTTCGTATCAGGTGACTTTGATTCTTCTAGGACTGGTAGTTTTTCTTACTTCTCCAAACTATCACTAGCAACCTCTAAAGAAGGTGTTGATTATGCTTCTGGAGGTATTTCCTATGGTGGTGGTAGTATAGATTACAGTGCTGATAGCTTAAGTCCAGGAGTATCTACAATCTTAGAAAGAGTTGGTAGAACTAGTAGTGGTAAGACTATCAATTTACGAGTAACTATCAATAGTTATAGCTTAAGTTCCCATGCACAAACTGCTAGTAAAAACTGGATTTCTATTGAGAATGGTAATGGTGCTGTGAGAATCCATGTAGGTAACTACTATAGAGTAACAGGTTCTTTTGAGTTCTTAGATGAATCTAACCAGCCAATCAATCTAATGGTAGTAAATGCTGTGAATGATATTGACTATAAGCAAGGATTCTGGGCTAGTTTCAATAATAGTCAGACTCTTGTGAAGAACCCTCCAGGTTCAAGACTTTCAATGAATGGTGGTTACATCAGTGCTGAAGATAGCTTTGATGCTAAGAATGAGAGTAGTATCCCATTGGGGTCTCTTGTATATGCTGGAGTAGGTACAAAGGTTGATTGGGATATTATAGCCAACCATCCAGGTGTAACAACTATTGATGGTGATGGTGGAGGAGATACAGACTGGTGGATGGACTTCTTTGGTAATGACTTTGAAGGTGAAACTGTAGACCTCCATGAACCTCCAAAACCTATACCCCCTATAGAAGAATGTGACTTAATGTCATGCGATTTTGATTGTTTAGGAGATAACTAATGTCAGATTGTGTAAACTGTCAGTGTGAAGATATAGTAGTTGGTAAGACAGCTTGCCAATCACTCTTAGCACAGAATGATGATAAAATTAAAATGCACGCTCTAGTTCTTAGGGATAGCCAAATGTGTGAGATTGTAGACCAGACAGCCAAGTTTGCCTACTCACAATGGTGTTTCAATAAGAACGTATCTAATCAGCTATGTTGGTTAGCTAATAATGCTGGAGGTGGAGGTTCTACTGCTCCTACTTATAAAGCAGGTAACTTAATTAGTATCTCTAAAGATGGTACTATTAGTTTTACAGGGAACATTCCTAGTCCTTCACAACCCTACAATGATGCTGATTTAAGAGCAGAGAATGAAAAGCTCAAGAGAGCTTTAAATAAGATTATAAATAACTTACAAGCTAGTGGTGCTTGGACTGGTGGACTAGATGGTGACTTTGTTCCTAATCGTAACATTGCTACAGGTAACATTAACTTGTTTGGTGGTCAGCCAGATGGTAATGCCTTTATTAGAACTAACAATGGAAGTACAGAAAATGACTTGGCAGGAGGTATTAACTAATGGGTTGTTATTCTTGTGGAGGAAATCCCAATACATTTTGTAGAGATTGCACTTACCCTAAAGACACTTGGATTGCTCCTGTGGATAGTCTTCCTGACCTTTTCATGGGTGACTTTGACCATTTATTTAGAACTCCTGATGGGAATATGTATGCTTTAGCTCCTGATAGGTCTAGTTGGATTCTTATGGGAGGAGCTGGAGGAGCTGTACAGAAGCCACAGAATCTTGAATTAGATAGAAGCACAAGAGAACTTACAATTACAAGAGGGAATACGGTAACTATTCCTAATGATACACAGAACCTCTCAATCAATGGTAGAACAATCACCATCAGTAATGGTAATGCAATCAACCTACCAGAAGATAGAGACACTGTGTATAATGATGCTGAACTCCGTAGACGTATCCAAGCTGTGGAGGATAAGGCTGATAACTTTGTGAGTGGTGTGACAGTCTCTAGGGAAGGTAATAAGGTTAAGCTAACCTATACCTTTGTAAATGGTGCTCCTAAAGAAGTTGAATTTGAGGATAAGGACACAATTACCTTAGCCTATGATGATACAGCCTTAAAAGCTAGGGTTAAAGCCTTAGAGGATAAACCTGATAAGGATACTCTTTATGATGATAGAGACGTTAAGAGGAGGTTAGATGTCCTAGAAGCTAGACCATACCCAGGTAAGACACTCTATGATAGAATTGATGCCTTAGAAGCTAAACAAGATAGAGATAATCAGAATCTAACACTAGATAATAACTCTCGTGTGTTGACTATCTCTAATGGTAATAATGTAACCTTACCTAATGACAAACAGACTATTAGAAAAGAAGGGAATAAACTAATTCTCTCTAATGGTGGAGGTGAGGTAGAGCTACCACAACCTAATAATACACAGCCTTATGATGATTCCTCTGTGGTCAATAGACTTAACGCTTTAGAAGCTAAAGAGGATAAAGACACTAAGTACAAGGCTAAAGGTAATGGACTACTACTTGATAGTGATAATAATTTTAGTATTGATATGGCTACTAATACCGTTGTCGTATATCCTTACCATACTAATGGTAGTAATACAATAGTACCTGCTACACCTGACAAAAGGTATAACTCTAGTCTTAAAGATGGAATTGCCTATGCAGTAGACAATGATGGTACTCCCAAAACAGGGACATTTTTAGAAGCTGGAATAGTATTTAATTTCACAGGTAACTGCACGTATGAAAGGTTGCTTAATACTGAGTTTTCAGGGAAGAACTTTAAAATATCAGGTACTTCAACACATACTTCTGATGTAGTTGCTAATAACTTTGCAATACTAAGTAATGATATTAAAATTGAGAGTATAATAATTGGACAATGGAAAGATTCTAATAATAAAGTTGTTATTAGTATAAGACCAAAACTAGTTTGGGGTGTACAATTAAGCTCACATACAGAGTATTACACACACTTCCTAACTAAAGAGGAGATTGACTCAGGAGAGCCTATTGTGATTGAAGTTAAAAAAGGTGAAACCCTTATTGGTAAACTCACACTAACTCTTTCAGATTTAAGTTTCTATATAAAAACGTCAGAAAACCATATTTATCTTAAAAACCCTGCTAATAACAGATATGAGAAAATTCAGAGGTTGGATTAATGTCAAAAACAACATATATTAAGAATGAGCAACAATCAGCACCTTCTGTGACAGCCTATGATGATACTCAACTAAAGGCTAGACTAACTGCTCTAGAGAATAAGCAAGATAGAGATAACCAAACCCTCACAATCAACAATAGAACTGTTTCTATTAGTGGAGGGAACTCTATTACTCTTCCAGAAGATAAAGATACTATCTATAATGATGCTGATATTAAACGTAGGCTCACAGCACTAGAGGGTAAGACAGATAACTTTGTAACAGGAGTAACTGCCAGTCGTACAGGTAATAAAGTAAAACTTACTTATAACTTTGTGACTGGTCAACCTAAGTCTGTGGAGTTTGATGATAAGGATACTATTGGTATTGCTTATGATGACACAGCTTTGAGAAATAGAGTTAAGGCTTTAGAGGATAGAACAGACAAAGATACTGTTACTAGATGGGCTAAAGGTGATATATCATCTGGAGCAGTAGGAGCTACTACTACAATACAAAAATCATCTTTAATAAACCCTGATGGAGTTAAAGTTGGTGATACTATTCAAGACTACTGGTCAGGGAATGATGCTTCTAACACAGGGTTCTACAAAGTAACCTCTGTGAATGGTAATAATATTACTGTTCAAAACATGGGTTCATGGGCACTCAGGAATGATAAACAAACTATCAGTAAACAAGGTAACAAGATTGTGTTGTCTAATGGAGGTGGAGAGGTAGATATTCCTACACCTACTCCTTATAATGATGCAGATATTAAGCGTAGACTTGGTGTGCTTGAAGCTAAGAGGGATAATGATAATCAGACCCTCTCTATCTCAAACAATAGGCTAACCATCTCTAATGGGAACTCTGTGGATATTCCTCAGCCTAACCTCAGTAACTATGTTACTGTGAATCAGTACAATGAACTTAAAGATGCTTTCACTAAGCTACTTGAAGACCTTAAAGGCTCTGGTGCTTGGGAACAAACTGGAGATACTATCTTCAAGGGTAATCTTAAACCTAATAGACACCTTGCTACAGGTAATATTAACCTCTTTGGTGGTACTCCTGATGGGGATGCCTTTATTAGAACTAACAATGGTAGCACAGAGAATGACCTTGCAGGAGGAATCAGCTAATGGCTAAGTTTAAATATAATATCTATTATAAAGATGCCCAAACAGGTCAAGACTTAGCTTCTCCTGTGACGGTTGAGTATGATACTTTTAACACTGCAATCTCAGCTACACAGAAACAGTTCCAAGGATACACACAGAGGGAGTTATGGGAAAACCAAAAGAAAACCCCTTCTGAAGATGACTACAATAGAAGGCCATATGTACAGTCTTATAACTACCTTCTTAGAAAGTATTATAATGACCTAGCTGTAGCACAGAGAAATGTAGAAAGAGTAGATAGCTTAAAAAGAAGCCCTAACTACTATGAGTATGGCTCTATCTCTGTTATGGAAGAGTATAGCACTTATTCTTCTGGGTATGACTACTTTAACCCAGTAAAGGTTTTTACAAATGACCAAGAAGCAGAACTTCTAGCAAGACCTATTACCTATAGAGGTAACAGAGAGTATAACTATTCTGGTAAAAATGGTGCTCCTAGAATGTATAGAGGTCTAACCTTTGAGCTTACTGATGTATCTTATACTCTAAGTGGTAAAACCTTAAACCTACTTATTAGAATCAATGATTATGATATAGTAAGTTTAGCTGGAGCTACCCCAGGTGTGTGGATAGCTCCTTATGATGGTACTGGTATTGGTCTGTGGTTCTATGATGTTTACTCTGTGGACTTCTCATTCTCCTTTGTGGAGAAATACACTAGTATACCTGTAAAAATTCTAGCTTCTACAGTAGTAGCAGATATTGACTTTAACCAAAGTGTAAGAGCAGGTTTTGGTGATAGCAACTCTGTCCTACTTAGACCTCCAGGTTCAGGACTTACTTTCATGGGTTCTGGTCGTATTGGGGATACCAATGGTGCTCATTATGAAGGTACTTCTGATATTCCAAGAGGTTCATACATGCTTGCTGGTATTGGTAACACAATCAACTTCAATGCCTTGGGTAATAGACCTGGATATGATACTATCTATAACCCAGGTAAAGAGAAGATAGGAGATTCCTTTGAGTTAGGATTCTTTGGTAATGCTTCTCGTGGTGAGGTGTTCTCTTATGCAACCCCTAGAAAACCAAAAGAGCCTACTGAGACTACAGACATTACAATCTTTTATGATAGAGTAGCTAAGATTAGACCTTGGGCTATTAGAAATAGTGGCTCATGGAAATCTTTTGTGACTAAGGATATACACATGGCTAGAAGAACTCATGATAGTTGGGATAAGTCATCTACTGAAATAAATGTGGAACAAGTAGGACAAGTTATTCCTAGAGACCCTAGGTTTGGCTATGTAGAACCTGCTGGCTCTGGTGTAGTTAGGGGTAACTATATCCGTAAAGATGGTAATTGGAAGAGACAAGGAAAGATAGGTAGCTAATGGCTTACGAAGATAACAAAAACACAAGACTAAATGAAGCATCTTTCAAGAGTTACAATGAGAATCCTAAAGATAGATGCTGGTATGATAGCTGTGACTGTGAAGATATTCCTATTGCTGATTGTGATAGGCTTGTGGAGGAAAATAACAAAGGTGTAGGGCGCTTTGCTTGTATGGCAGAATCACAGAAGTGCTACAACCCTAAATTCTTCTCATCATTCATCAAGAAACTAGCTTGTCAGCTTAACCACTACATTGAGAATATCTGTGCTTTGTGGGATATGGTACAGTGTATGGGTGAATATGTAGCTTCTATTGGAGATATGGGTAAAGTACACACGAACTACTCTCGTAACTCTGCTGTGTCTTCTGCTACATTCTATGCCCCAATCACTAAAGAGTATGACATTGACCTCTACATGGATTCTACTACTGGTGTGGACTTTGAGAATGATGACAAGCGTAGACAGCTCACAGATAGACAGTATCGTGTGTTCTTACGTTGGTGTGCTGATGGTACTACCTTAAACCCACAAGAGGATAACACCATTCAGATTGTAGTCTATCACAGTGGAGAAAGCTATACTACAGACATGGTTAAACAACGTTCTGTGCATTGGCAAATGACTGGTATATCTGATGGTGCTATGGAAATGTCTGACACAATCATTGTACCTGCTGGTCAATACCTTAAGGTAAGGGTTGTACCTGATAACCAAGCTAGTGGTGTGTTCAGACTTCACCAATTCAAGGTTGAGTATGTTCCTATCATTGAAGGTAAAGACTTGCCTGACTGCTTGAAGTTCACAGAGATTCCTAAAGATGACTGTAACTGTGATGATAAAAAGAATAAATAAAAGAGAGCCTAATTGGCTCTTTTTGTTTTATATGAAGAATCCTTTATCTAAACCTAATTGACTATCTGACTTTGAAGTAAGCCACACACAATCAGGTAAGTGCATACTATCTAGTTCTGTAGACCATTTATGATAATAGCTTCTTGGCTCGTCTGATATAAATATTCTAGTAACAGGGAGTGGCTCTAATTCTACTATGATACCTCTATCTGGTGTATTATAATATTCATAATAAGCTCTTCTAGGTTTACCCTTTACTCCAAACTTTTCATCTAATAATTTTATATACTCTTTTTGGTGTTCTTCCATCTTTACCCCCTCAAATATACAACCCTTCATATCTAGTAATTTTATCATAAGGTTCTTTAAACCATATTACACTTGGTAAGTCATTACCACCTAATACAGATGAACCATTATGAAAATTTGCAATATCATTAGTATCATTTACAAAAATTTTATGGCACTTCATTCCAAAACGTGTTTTATGTTCAACTTCTATGTAATTCCCTATAAATATTTGTTCCTTAAACTCCTTTTTTAATTTAACCTTACAAGGATTTTTTGTAATTGTATACCCCTTACTCTTTATAACATCCATTACCATATCTACATATTTCATATCCATAGTCCTTTCTCTATTATTCTAACAGCCTTATCTTCTAATAATAAACAACGTCTAGCTAACAGTTCGCTCCTTTCAAGTATAAAACCATAGCCATAACATACCTTCTTCTGTCTCTCATCAGCTATAAAGAGATAGCCTTTTGGGTGTAGCTTTCTAGCATATCCCTTCACACCATCTCTAATAAACAAAGCTCTAAAGCATGGTGACTTAAAATAGATAGCATCCCCAATATATAATTCATCAGTCAGCACAGTTAAAGCTCTTTGCCTAGTCATAACTGTCATATATAGAACTCCTCTGTGTTTAAGAACGTAACATCTTCTTCATACACCCACAAACATCTATTCTTAAAGTTATCATTACAAAATACAGAAAAAGCTGCATGGAATAACTCATCATTAGGAGTATCAGCTATGAATAATGTAGCTGGTGAAATTACATAGTGTGGGTCAAATGAGACAAAGTAACCAAGTATATTAGCTTCATACACATAATTTTTAAGAAAACACCTTTGAGGGGGTTTAATAGTAAAACCACTATTATTATCAATACTATTTTCTAAAAGCATTATAAACTCTTTAGATGTTTCCATTTTAACCTCCTATACATAAAACCCTTTAGGGAACAGCTCTGTGCCTAAGTCTACTTGTCCTGTGAATGGTAGCTCATAACAACAATTCTGAAAATAAGGAATAAACTCAAAAATCTTATGACCATTGTGGAACTTTGGTGTAGACTTCTCAGCAAGAAAGAGCACACGTCTTTCATCACCTCTATAAAATCCTATGGCTAGGCATCTCACACCAAACAATTCAACAAACTGTGGAGTCTGTTTAGGGAATGAGATACCCCTCTTAGCCCTTCTTCTTAGAATTTCAATGTCTATCATTTCTTACCTCTTATATATCTACCATATAGGGCTTGATTACCCTTTAGTCCTAGTACATGCTCTGTGTAAGCTACATAACCTGTGTTGACCATATAAGGGTAAAGCATATTCTGTTCAGCTCTAATGAGCTTACGTTTACGTCTGAGCTTTTTGAGCTTTCTGTGGTCAAGAGTTTCCTTTATCTCCTTACCAATCTCTTTATAAAGCTTCTCAAGCTCTATATACTTGTCTGATGCTTCATCAGCGGTAAGACTCTGGGTAGTCTTCATAGTACCACAACTCCTCTCCATTACGCTTAAGGATAATATCTACGTCACCCTCTTTGGTTCTTGTGTACACAGTATCATCTCCAATCCATTCTCTAATGAATTTGTTTCGTGTGACATAATTACTAATTTCTAAGGTGTGGTAGCAATTTCCTAGCTCATCAATCCTTTTTAGAATCCACACCTTCTTTGTAATACTCATACATACTCCTTGATATAACAATACCTTTTGTGATATTTCTTGGTTTACGCTCTGTTCTGTGTCTAGTTATTAGTCCACTCTTAATTACATAGAGTCTATAGCCTAATAACATTTGTGTAACGTCATGAGGTAGCACAAGTCTCTCTTTGTTTTCTAAGAAGTCTTGCTCTGCATACCAATCCATGAACTCATAGGTGAACTTTTTATACTCTTCTAGTCTATAAGGCTTACCTGTGATATAAGAGAACATCTCTCTAGCCTTCTCAGGGATAGCCTTGATAAAGTCAATCTTCACACAAAGCTCATTGATATAACTAATATCAGAAGCTAGTTGATAAGCCATAGGATAGCTGATTCCATAGATATTTTCAAACTCAATAAACTGTCTAGCAATCTCTGAGGTCTTCCACTTATAGAAGTTATCTTTAGGTAGCTTATCTAGGAAGTCACAAGACACAGCAAGTAGGAACTCACCTCTACTCAGACCAGTTATACCTCTCTTTGATAAGGGAGTTGTATATCTGGGGACTATCACAGTCTTTTCACTGTCTAGCTTTTTGGCTAATATATTTAGCTCTTTAAGTGTAATCATACCTTGTCTATTCGTGTGTCTTCTAACAAAGTCCTTATCACCCACAAGACGATACACAAGCACAGTAAGTAATTTTTCTCTAATAGATACAGGGTGATTATTCATTGTCCTAATGAGAATCTGCGACATTTTATCAAGGTATTTAAGGTTGTTTGGATAGTGCTTACGGTACAAGGGATTTCTTTTCATACCATTCAAGTCATACTTATACTCAAAGGCATCACGTCTTAGGAGTACATACTCTTTAAGACCATCTAATGTTATTGTCATATTTGCCCTCCTAGATGCACACAAGAAATGTCGTAGTCTAACTAGTAGACACACAGGCAAGCTATAATCTAGGTAGAAAGGAATAGACCTAAATTATTTATAACGGATAAAGAAAGGGGGTGCTTGTGTGCATTTAGGAAGGAAAATCCTTCCACGCTAGAATTAATAATAGGAGTAAAAATCATGACGAGGGATTCCCCTCATGGAACTGGTAGGTAATCTGTCTAATGGGAAAACGTATTACAGGTAAAAATCAGCATGAAAATTTAACAAATTAAGGAGTGTATCCTACCAGCTCTATGAGAGGAGTGACTAGGCGTTAATTAGAAATTAAATCTTTCTTTATTTATAGTTTAGTTGGTTAGTCACTCACCCTGTTAGCTAATTATTCTGCATCAGACCAATCGTCTGTGTCAACATCTACGTCATCATCAGAGTCATCTTCATCAAGCATGTAGTAGTCTACTACAGACCATGAGCGTTTATCATTGTAAGGTTTACCTTCTTTAATGACATCATTAATTTCTAGGGTAGGAGGGGTTCCATCTTTCCATGCTGTTCCTCCAAATCTATGATCATCTAATGGAACTGTTACACTTTTACCGGTAATTGTATTTTTAAACGTTACACGAGTTCTTAGTTGTTGATAGTTAAATGGACTTCTGTGTGTTACAACGCCTTGCACACTGTCTGTTGCCTTATCATAAAATAAACCATTTGGAAAATTAGATACATTGAAATCTGATACAGTCCATCCAGCCTTTTTGGCAGCTTCCGTTACTTCAATACGTTTACTTACATCTTTAATGTATACTTTGTCAATCCCTTGTTCATATCCAAGTTTATAGATACTTGAAAGCAAATATTCATAAGGTCCACTTCCATAGTACGTTGATGCAACTAGACTTGAAATAGTAGTTCCATTATATCTCAATTTTCCACGCCATAGAGGTGCTTCTTCGATAATTTTTTGAACTTCCTCAGCTGGTAACTTTAATCCATAGTCAATACGAGCCTTTACATCACTCTCTTTACCATCATAAGTCCAGTTAGATGGTCCAGGACTAGGTCTTGTACCAGCTCTTTGATCAGAGAACACTCTAAACTCTAAGTCAGCAGCATCTGCTATTTTCTCTGGTGTATTCACACCTAAATCACCTTGACCTGGATGGCGACTCCCGAACGGCATTGTATAGGTATCCCAACCAGTAAAGTTTTCTCGCGACACTGTACTTGTACTTCCGATAATATCTTTTGCAGTTGGTTGTGCTGGATTTGTTGGTGTTATGGTGTCATTGGTAACTGTAGTG